GCGCACCAGGTGGCGCGGATCACGGGCCCCGGCACCAGGTCGGCGAGCCCCGGCCCCAGGCACCAGGTCGGCGGCCACCAGGGCGCGGCCGGTGGCCCCAGGCACCAGGTCGACGGGCCACGGGCCACGGCCACCAGGGCGCGGATCGGGGCCTGGTCGGTGCGATACGCGGGCCACGATCCAGGCGTCCAGTGGCCGGGGCCACGGGGCAAGCCTGGGCGGCCACCAGGTCGGCGGGTTACCTGGGGAAACCGGACGGGTTATATGCCCCGTCGGTGCGATACCAGGCACAAAAAAACCCGGCACGGGGCCGGGTTTGAGTTAAGAGAAACCGGCCAGGCTACGCGGGCACCCCGGCGGCGGCGGCCAACTCAGTCAGCATGGCGTCGGCGGTGCCCAGGGCGTCGGCCCGGTTATCGGTGAAATACTCGGCGACCAGGCGGCCGCCGGGGCCGGTGGCGCGCACCTGGTACTCCGACCAGGTGGCCGACCAGGTGACGCGTACCAGGCCCGCGTCGGCCAGGTGCACCAGCTGTACCAGGCGTAGGCGGGCGCTCATGCGCGTTCTACCCGGATACCACCACGCGGGCCCAGGCTCAAAACCAGGTCGGGGTATTCGACGAGCTCGGCCCGACTCGGGGCCAGGTGTATCGAACCGTCCAGGGCCTGGCCATATTCGGCCAGGTCGTGCGCGTCATATCCATAGGCGGCTATAGCAGCAGCGCGCGTGCGATAAGGGCGGGCCTGGTCCAGGTCGTCCGAGCCCAGGCGCAGGAAATAAAGCGCGCTCATGCTGCACCCCCGGGGGAAACATCGGGCACTTCCACGTACACAAAGCCCAGGGGAGCGCTCATTACCCCGGCCGAGTTGTAAACGTCAACGACCAGGCCGCCCGGCTGCAGAAAAACGCGAACCGCAAAGGGCCCCACTTCGAGCCATGCCGCGCCCTCGACCAGCTCATAATCCCCATCAATTAAATTGGTGCTCATACATTCTCACTTTCTAGGTTAACCCCGGCCACCGTGGCCGGGAGTTTTATTTTAGACTAAAAAAAACAACTGAGTGCAACAGATAAAAAAAGCCCGGCACGTGGCCGGGCTCGGTGGCCAGGTCGGCCGGGTTAGCCGGACACGGCGTCGGTCGGCGCGGGCTTTGCCTGGGCAAGGGCCCGGGCAGGCATGCGGTAAGGGTAGCCCCGGACATCGACCACGTGCCAGCCCCGGCGCGGATCGGCCGGACGCTGTAGCTGGTACACCTGGCCGCCGTAGGACACCCAGGCACCGGCCACCGGGGCGGGCTTTGCCTGGCGGGCGGCATGATAGGCCCGGACACGTTCGCGCCACTGCGCGGCAAACCCGGAGCGCTCGGCATGCGGCGCGTCCAGGTATGCCAGCGGGCAGTCGACGTCGCAGGGCCCGGCGGTTTCGTCCAGGTCTTTATAGCCCCAGCCGTCGCCCTGGCCGGGCTTCAGCAGGTCGAGCCCGATCCAGTGCTGGCCGGTGGCCAGCTCGCGCACCAGGTACCAGTGCCGGGAGCCGGTAGCGCATGCGCGCACCAATTGCAAGCGCTCGCCAAAGCGCTCCGGGCGGCGCAGGTGCTGCACCAGGGCGGCCCGGGTTTCCCATTGTGGAGAAAAAAGCCAGCCCATGATCACGCCCCCACGGTTTCAGCAGCCAGCAGCTCGACGGCGCGGCCGGTGGTTTCGTCGATCATATGTGCCATTTTGATTTCTCACTTTCTAGGTTGATGCCGGGGAAAATCCCCCGGCGGGATAATTTTAGCCTAAGGTTTTTTGGTTTGTCAACAAGTCAACAAAAATTTATTTCACCAGGCCCAGGTCGCCGACCACGTGGTGACGCAGCAGCGATCCAGGTGGCAGCGAATGGGCGAAGCGCTGCAGCTCGGCCGCGTCGTCCAGGTGGCCGCCGGTTTTTGTTTTTTCCCATGCCAGGCGAACCGGGCCGGTGTTACCGTAACACCCGCCCGGGGTATCGTCGCCGACCAGGCGCGCGCCGCTGCCATGCGCCACAAACACCACGACATAATCGCGGTCACCACGTGCGCACAATGGGCGGCCGCCGCCGCACTGGTCGCAGCTGAAATTTTCGGACAGCTCGGCCGGGCATTGCACAAAGCGCACGGCGTCGACGGTGTACGGCCATACGGTGCCGGACGGTGCGGCCACCACGGCCGGGCGGCCGATGGCCACGGCGGCCAGGGCCTGGGGGATCGTGTCGCAGCTCGCATTGATCACGGTTTCACCAGGTGCAGGCACCGGCAACAGCTCGGCCGCAAAATGCGAATACGTCCAGGCCTGGCCATTACGCGGGACGGCCTGGCGAACGGCCTGCAGATATTCCAGGTCGACCAGGTCGGCCGCGTGGTCGCCCTGGGGATTCAGTGCGCAGGTTTTCGGGCAGGTCGCGAATACGTTATGGCCACCGGCGCGGTAAGTCACAGCGATGGGGCCGGTTTTTTTGTTGCCTGAGTGTTTAACGGTGGTAAGCATATCGGCCCCCTGGGATTGTGTCAGCCTGGGGCGCGCGCTCAATCAGGGCGATAGTTTTTAGGTCGGTTATTTCCTGGGATAAACCAGGGCGGAACCAGGCCCCATTGTGTTCAACGGCCACCTGTTCGCCGTACATGTACGCGTTTTCGTTTTGCGTCACGTTTGACGCGGCCGGGCTCAGGTGCTGGGGCTGCACCAGGTAAACCGCGCGGGCCCCGGAGGGGAGGACCACCAGTAAGGCGGTGTCGGACAATAAAGGCATAATTTTCTCGCTTTCTTTCTTTCTGAGTGGCCGGGCGACTGCCTGGCCTGAAATTATTATAGTGCAATAAATCAACAAGTCAACAATCCACAAATAAAAAACCCGGCACGCGGCCGGGCAGGGATCGAGCGGGCCGAATCAGGCCCGGCGGTCGGCCAGTGCCTGGTCGGCTTCGGCAGCGCATGCGCGCCAGGCGGCCCAGGAAATAAAGCCGGTTTCGGCGTCGGGCGGGCTTTCCATGGCCAAGATGTCGGCCGCGTAGTTGCGCATCGCTTCAAGGACAAAGGCCTGCATGAGCGGGCCGGTGCTGGCCTGTTCCATTATCCGGACGACAAATTTTGTGTTTGTTTCGCGTGTCATGCTGGCCCCTTATGGTCGGATTGAAAAAGTGTTGTTTGAGAAAAAGTCGCGCAGCTTTTCGTCCAGGTCGACGTTTTCCAATAGTTTGTCTACGTCGATGTTTTCCATCAGCTTGTCGATGTCGACGTTCGACAGTAGTTTGTCGTTGTCCAGTTCACCGGCTAGGTCGGACAGGTCAATATCGCCCGCGATGTCATTCAGCTGGCCTTCGGTCAACTCAGCCGCCAGGTCGGACAGGTTGACATTTTCCCCCACGGTCACCAGTTGGGAGTCGCTGAGGTGCTCGGCGATGGTGGCCAGCTGGGAGTCGCTGATGTGCTCGGCCAGGTCGGCGACGCTCAGGTGTTCGGCGATAAACGACAGCTGATCATTGGTCAAATAATGCGCCAGGTGTTCCCCGTCAATGTGCCGGGCCATAACTTCGATTTGGCCGCCGGTCAGGGGGCGCGGGATGTCTGCCAGCTCCACGCGAACCATATCGGCCACCAGGGGGCGCAGCTGCTCGGCGATGTCTTTCACCAGCGCCTGCATGATTAAGCTTAGTTCCATTTCTTTCTCGCTTTCTGAGGGTTATGGCTTCGCGGATCGCTCGGCCTGATTGGATTGTATATCTACTTTTGTCAACTTGTCAACTGCCCCCGCCAAATATTTTATGGAACAACCAAAAGCCCAGCAAACGGCGAACCAGGCTGCCGGTTTGTGCCTGCTTTTGTTCGAGGTCTGGCGGTGGTCTCAATTGATGCAAGCGCGCCTCTTCCAGGCGTTTTCGGTCTCGCCTTCTCATCGGTCACTCAGGGCCCATCGGCTTGCTGTAAACAATGAGGCCTTTGAACTCACTCGGAATGAGGTAGCTGTCGTATCCTTCGTCGTGAATCAAGGCGTTAAGGTCTTCTTTGTCCAGTTCCATCCTCATCTTTTGCTCGATTGAGTGAATGATGACGCAAGGCTCTTCTTCGCCCCCTCCGATATGGAACACCCCATGTTCCATATTGCCAAACCACACTTCGGTCTTTGTACTCATAAATTTCTCTCTTTCTTGGTTGCCTGGGACATCCAGGTGCTTATCACTTTATCACAACTCACGCATACAAGTCAACTATCGATCAAATGTTTTCTGAGCTCAGACCAGGACACGCCCGTCCACGGCCACCGGGCCAGGGCGGGGGTATCGACGCCCAGGGTCGCCAGGTCGATTGCCTGCTCGCCGCAAAACAGCAGCAGCTCAGACTTGCTGGCATGCGTCGTGCCGGCCGGGTGGTATTGCACGAGGACATAGGTCGGGCAGCGCAGGTCGGCATGTTTGATGTGAAAGGCAACCTGATGAGGCGACAGATTGACCTTGCGGCCGCGTTTGACCACCTTGAGCTCGACCATGACAAACAGGCCATGCGGAAATGCCAGCAGGCAGTCCGGGATGCCCAGGTTGACCCGGGACTCAATCCGGGTGAAATGGGAGTTTGGGAGGTTTTCTCTCAGGCGTTTGTACAGGTTCGCTTCGGGTTTCAATGCCATCGTCTTCCCCTTCTTCGGGTTCTTCCTCGATCTGCTTGGGCGTCACGTCCACAATGGGCCCAGCGTTGCCGCCGTACAGGCGTTTGATTTCTTCGAGCTTGCGCATGACCTCTTCTTTGCTCATGCTGTCAATCGTGCCGTGCCGGATTTCCTTGCGGTCGATGTAAATCGAACCCAGGGCCTGGCCCCTTCGGTATTCAGCCTGGACGGCCGCGCCGTATGCGCCAGCTTGCAGGGCCTGGTCGCGGATAACCTGGAGGTCTCGCATGTGCCGCTCGAACGTGGTGCCGTACTTCTCGCCCAGCTCGCGCCTTCGCTCCTGGATCGCGGCCACGATATGCGGGCAAATCTCCGGGTCGGTCAGCTCACGCGCCCGGTTCTTGGCCCAGGCCTCGCTGTACCCGGCGCGGATCGCCGACTCTTTCAAGGTGACGTGCCCGTCGCCCGCGCAGAACTCTTCGACAAACTTCCATTCCTGGCTGGTCAAAACTCTTGGCTTGTGGGCTTTGACCGGGCCAGTCACCCGGGCTTCGACAACAGCAGACCTCCCGCCCAGGCTCTTACCGGCCAAAAACTTCTCGTCTTTGCCGCCCATCAGGCCACCCGCCACAGTCGCCAGCCTTCGCCATAGCGCCGACAGGTGAAACGGGTGCCTGGGTGGCGTTTGGAGTACATGTAGGCCGCGCTGCGCAGGTTCTTGATCCAGGTGGCGTCCAACACCAGGAAACTGTCCCCAAGGGCCATATCAGGGAATGGGTAACGCTCGCGGGGGTCGACGCCGCCAGGGAGGGGGATGTTTTTGTCAATTTTCATGGCTACATTGTGCAACAAAACCACAACTAACGCAACTACAAGGGCAACCCATGTCAAATTCAGGGTTTTATGTAGACTTTTTTAGACCAACGTATAAAAAGTTTTTTTCAAAAAGTTAGCTCGCGCGCATTTTATGTAAATTACACCTATTGACTATGTGTAATGTAGTGTGTTCTCATAACCTATTGATTTCATTAAACTATTACACCATTACGTCTATTACACTTAATT